CACCAGCTCGTCCACCTTGGCCCCGGAAAGGTAGGTGCTGACATAGCCGGTGGAGGCAAAGACCGTGCCGTCCGGGAAGGTCACCTTTACCGGTACCACCTGCCGCTCCTCCTGCAGACCCCGCAGCAGGCGATAGTCGCTGTCCTCATCGGTGTTGTCAAACAGATAAGTACACTCCCACGCCTTGTTCTCCTGCACCCCGGGCACCTGCTTTTTGATGCCGTCCTTCAGGCAGGTGGCATCCAGCTCCGAGGGTGCGCCCCCCATGTCGCCGATCTCCTGCACATAGTTCAGGCTGACGGAGTTAACGCTCACATCAATGCCTATGGTCGAAATTCCCTGTGTTGCCATACAAAATCCTCCTTCTGTGCCCTGCGGCACAGCTGTATCTTCCCTTTGCTCAGTCCACCAGACGCATGGTGCGTTTATCCACCCGCCGTCCAAAGCGGAACACCTTGTGTTCGTAGCCCATGGCGGTCACGCCCCCTTCGTCTGCGCCGGCGTACTGGCGCTTTAGCCCCAGACCCACCATGGCGGCGTTCACCCGCTGGCTCAGGGTCACCACCGTCTCCCGGTCAAAGGCCCAAATGTCCACCTGATAGCTGATGGCGTCCACCACGCTGACGCTGGTAGAGGTGTTGCTGTACTCCCCGTAGGTGATCAGCACCCCCTCATTCCGGCTTCTGGGCCAGCTCTGCCGGACGGAGACGGACAGTCCTGCCACTGCCTCCTCCAAGGCCTGATGCACTTGGGGCCGCAGATCTACCAATACCGTTGCTTGCTCCATACTTCTCCCCCTCTCACGTCAGCCGATCCAAGATCAGCAGCCGGTAGGAGTTCCAGCGCTGGATGTTCTTCACCTCGTAGCATTCCTCGCCCACTTGGATGCGGTCATAGAGGGTCACCTCCAGCGGGCCGTACACCACCGCCTGCATGGAGCCGGAGAATTCCTCGCCGCTCTCCCCCAGCGAGGCTCCGCCGGAGGCTCTGCCGTTGGAGAGCCAAGTGCGCACCTGCTGGAAACTGAGTCCCTGCTCCGCCTCCACTACCAGATCGGGGTTGCTCATGTCATAATAGACCACGGTGTCCCCGTAGGCGTTGGTGGTCTCCCGGCGATGGTAGAGCCGGTAGCCCTGCCGCCAGCGCTGGGGCGTCTGCCGCCTCAGCATGACACCGTCCGGTACCGGGCAAGGGCATCCAAAACCTCCGCCACCCCGCTGCGGTACTCCGACTCGCTGAGGTAGGTGCTGCTCTCGCTCACCTGTCCCTCGGTGTAGCTGTAGCTTTTCAGGCTGTCCTCCAGCCCTGCCATATCCCGCTGGTAAAAGAGCGCTGCCAGCGTCACCACTTGGCCGGTGAAGCGGCTCTCCAGCGTGTCCGTGCCCAGATAGAGCAGCACCTCCTGCTCCGCTGCCTCCAGCTCATCCTGTAGGAACAGCACGGTCTCCTCCTCCAGCTCCTCCTTATTCAGACCGAGGCGGCGCAGCAGCCGCTCCATCAGCGTCTCCAATAAAACCTCCGTCATGGGTATCCTCCTCCCCTCTCCTGCAGGGCGCAGCCCCTGAGCGGGACTGCGCCGTGTTTCCTATCGTTCCTGTTTAGCCCTTCTTCACCGTCATCCGAGCCAGTCCCTTGGGCTGGAGCACCCGGGCACCGTATACATGCAGACCCTTCACTGCGTCGGAGAAGTTGTTCTCCAACCGGTAGGCCTCCATCTCCACCAGCTGCTCGGCAAAGGTGCCTGCGGCGTTGGTACCGGCCACGATCTGGTAGCCGCCGCTCTCGGTGGTGGGCACGTTGTTGCTGACGTGGATGCGGAAGCCTGCGGCCTCTCCCACCAAGCCGCCCTGTAGGATGGCCTGATTGTAGCCGGTGCCGTTGCCCACAAAGCGGGAATCCTTCAGCAGCAGACCGTGGTACCAAGGGGGAATGACCACCCAGCGCTTCAGCATGGGCACATTGGCCTCGCTGAGCAGGGTGCCCAGATCCACCAGATAGTCGTAGGCGTTCTCCGCCGTGGGAGTCACCACCGCGTCCTCGCCCCCCAGCACACTGCCGCAGTTGGAAGCCAGCAGGTCGGCCAGATACCGGTCGATGGTGTCGTTCATGCCGTAGCTGGCCTCCTCCATGGCGGCGTCCACCACCTCGGGCTTGCTCTGAGCCCGGTCAATGTCCTTGACGTGGAAGTTGAAGTAGTTGGCGTGGTCGATTTGCAGCAGCTGCTGCTCGCCGTCCAGCTCCTCCGGCTCGTGGATGTCGCTGCCATCGTAATCATAGATGGTGATTCTGCCCACCTGATTGATGTGTACCGTGTCGCCATAAGCGCGGATATCTCCCTCATAGTCCCGGTTCATCAGACCGGCGTACACATGCAGGTTGTTCAGATGGCTCAGCAGTCTGGCGCTCCACACTTCGGGAATAAAGTTCGAAAATGCCATAAAATCTCTTCCTTTCTTTGTTCATACAAGGGTCTTAGGGTCGTCCCCCGCCCTCAGGTTGCCATGGTCTGGGCAATTTCAGCCCAGTGGTCATTGATCTCCTTGGGGCTCATGGTGCGCAGGATCTCCCGGTCGTAGCCCCGGGTGGGCGTGGCCGCCTCCGGCACCTCCACCCCCCGCATCAGTTGGGCCATGGCCCCGCTGAGTTGGGCGCGGTACAGGGTTTGGAAGTCCTCCAGCTTTTGCAGATCCTCCTGCTCGTCCGCCCCTAGCAGCAGGGGAGCAAAGGCGGGGTCCAAACCGCTGGCTTGCAGCCTGCGGCCCTGCTCCACCTGCCGCACAAGGCGCTCATAGCGGCCTCGCTCGGCGGCCACCGCCTGTTGGAGCCGCTCCTCCTGCTCCTGCTGCCATTGGCGCTCTGCCTCGGCCACCGCCGCCTGAATCTGGACTTGGAGATCCACGGGGGTCTCCTCCTGGGCAGCGGGGATCTCCTCCGGTGCCTCTTGGGGGAGGGCTGTCAGCTCCTGCGTCTCCTGCCCCTTGTGTTCCAGTTCTTCCATTATGCTCCCTCCTGTTCTCTCTGGGCCCGGATGTTGGCCAGTGCCTCCGCCGGGTCACGGATGAACCACAGCTGGGAGAGCAGGGTCTCATCGTCCACAATGCCCTGCAATTCCCGCACCATGGTCACCACCTCCGCCTCGTTGATGGGGGCGTTCAGGGTGAACACCACCTCCATATCGTCGGTGTCCACCGCGTCCATCTGACCCTTGACCTCTAAATAGTGGTTGTAGAGCCGAAAGCGTTCCTTCAGCCCCCGCTCCATGCTCCGCATCTTGCCCTTGACCAGCAAATTCATGGTCAGCAGCTTCAGCTTCAGGGCCTGCCCGGAGCTGTTGCCGGAAAACCGCTCGTCGGACATATCCACCGTCATGGTCATCTTGTGGATCTCCTGCACCAGCGCATCGGCCAGCACCTGTACGCTCTCCTCGTCAAAGGTCTTTTGGATGTACTCCGCCCGGGCGTCCAGAGGCGCCCCGTCCAAGAACTTCTCCTTGGCCAACCGGCGCTCGTCCCCCTCCCGCAGGGTCATGCCAAAGAACACCAGCAGGGCGTCCACAAATTTCCGTTTGTCCGTCAGTCGGCTGGACATCAGCTCATTGTAGGCGTCGATCAGGCTGATCACCTGCTCAAAGTCCCCCTGCCGGTAGCGGTTGTTCTGGTAGACGATCACCGGCACCGCCCCGAACCAGTGGTAGCCCGTGGCTCCCACCTGATGGAACACGGCGCTCTCCGCCGTGCCGCCTCGGTAATGCTTGATGGTGCGGTCAGTGTACACCGTCACATCGTAGTAGGTCTCCCCGCCGATGTTCTCCCGCCGCTGCCACAGCAGGGCAAAGAGTTTGCGGTGCTCCACGCTGTTATCCCGCACCAGCACGCCGCACCGGGGGTCGATGGGGACGCTCCGGGGCTGGGGGTCCCACTCGTCGGAGGCGTAACACAGCTCCATGCACTCTCCCCAGATGCCCATGCCCCGGCCCAGCTCCAGATCCACCTCGTGGATCTGCTGGGCGTGGTAGCTCCGTTCCAGCGGACGGATGTCCACCGCCTTGCCGTCGGCATTGGCGCGGGCGTTCACGCTGTAGCGGATGCCGTCCCCCAGATAGTAGCCCAGCACCGTATCCACCACATACTTGGCGTAATTCACCGCCACCCTGGTCTCCTCCGTGCCGCCCCGCTGCCGCAGAATGGGGTGGTTGCCCAAATAGTAGTCCTCCAAGCGCCGGTAACGGGCTGCGGCCCCCTCCGCCTTGCGCACCAGATAGCGCAGCACCTCCGGGGGGATGCTTTCCGTGTTTGGCACTTCTTCTCTGTCCAGATCAACGATCATGCTCTTGTCCTCCTCCGCTTATAATCCACTGGGGCGGCGTCCTGCCCGGACATTGCCCCGCCGGATCACGGTGTTGGCAAAGTACCGCACCGCGTCCATACAGTGGTCGTGATCCTTTATCGGCTTGTCCACTCCTTGGGCAGCAGCCCCCTCGTCCCAGACGTAGGAGCCGAACTCTGCCAGCGTGTGGGCGCAGCTCTTGTGGAATAGCAGTCGGCCCTCTTGCAGCAGGCCGCTCACCAGCCGGATGCCGTCCAGCACGGCATTGTCCGCCTGCTGCACCGGCAGTCCCATTTGGCGCAGTTCTGTGATAAAACTGGCAGCAGACGGGTCAACTATCACCGATTGGGGATTTTCGCCGGATAAAAAAAGCCGAAGATCCTCGGCATATTCCCCGTCTGTTTTTTGCCGCTGCCGGGCCCGGCCATCCCAGTAGTACTCCTTGGCACAGACCCACCGGTCTGAGCCCCGCAGCCGCCGCCACAGTAAAAAGACGGTGGGGTTCCGGGTGCCGTAGTCAACGGTGACCCAGCTCCTCCCTTGGGTAGGCGGCAGTTCCTCCACCACATGCCGCCCTTGGCAAAAGCCGTCGTAGACCAGCCCTTCGGCGGCCACCCACAGTCCCCGCACGTAGCGGTCGTAAAAGGCGCCGGAATAGAGCCGTTCATAGCGCTGGCGGATGTCTGGGCTGAGGGCTGGGTTGTCCTCCATGGTGAAGTGGAGGTAGAGCAGGTTCCGCTCCTTGGCCTTGCTGACCCACTCCTGATAGAACCAGTGCTCTGGCCCGCCGTCCGGGTTGCAGTTGAACCAGAACCGGCTGCCCACCTCGCTGCACCGGGCCAGTGCCTGCTCCACAAAGGAGCGGGGCATCAGGGCGACCTCGTCCAGCAGCACCCCGGCCAGCGTCAGACCCTGAATTTGGGCATAGCTGCTCTCGTCCTTGCCGCCGAACAGGTAGTAGGTGTTCCGGCGGCCCCCGCTGGTGACAGTGATCTTACTCTCGCTGCGCCGCTCCTCAAACTGGAAAATGCCCTCCAGCCAGTGGGGCAGCAGATCGGAGACGTTCCGCCGCAGGGATTCCACCGTTTTGCCGCACAGGGCAAAGCGCTGATCCTGAAAGGTGCTCATGCTCCACAGCAGAAAGCCCACTGCCATGCTGAGGGTCTTGCCGCTGCGGACGCTGCCGTCGCACAGGATGCCGTCATACCCCTGCAGCTCCGTCCGCTTCCACCACGTCAGGGTCACCAGCTGTCGCTGGCTGAAGTTCTGGTATTCCATCCAAGTCTCCCTCGGCCTGTAACCGTTCCAACAGATTGTTCTCTCCGGCGGGGAGGCCGCCGCCCTCGCCCCACAGGGTGGGCTTCCGCTTTTTCAGCCATAGGGAGATAGCGCTGACGTCCGGCCCCACCTGCTTGATGGTCTCCGTCTCCTTCCGCTCCCCCTTGGGGCTGATCTCCACCTTCCGTTCGGTGCTCTCGTAGCCCAGCGCCTTGCGCAGCAGCGCCGCCTCCACCTGACAATCCACCACATCGGCCCCTCGATCCAATGCTTGGCGGATCTCCGGGTAGCGGTTGGCCCACTGCCGCAGGGTGCGCTCCGAGACCCCCATCCGCTGGGCAATGGCAGCCTGATCCAGCCCCTCCATGGCCCAGCCGCGCAGCAGGGTCAGACCATTTTCTTCCCGCCACTGCTGGTATTTGTTCAT